TCCAGGTAGGGCTTGAATGAATTCAGCACCTTCCCGCTCGAAGCGATAACGGGCTTGCATAGGATTCCTATAGTTAGCCACGTAAAGGTGGTGAGCTAAGCGATCAGTTTCATAAAGATAAATTTCTGTCCAGGTTTTGAGGGTGTCTTTGAAATCAGTTGTTGTGATAGTACGATCAACGTCACCAGCAATATTTTCTAAACGATTCCTAGGGACAGTATCATTATTCACACTACCTGTCATATCGGTGCGTTTTTCAGCCTCGTCGCACCGAGTGATTTGTTCAACTAATTTCTGGTACCAAAAAGAATCTGGTACGTTATTTAAAGCTTCTTCTAGTCGTGCAAGATCACCGGCTGGGATAGATGTGGTGTTATATCCCAAATGCCAGCGAATTTTTGACTTGAGGAAGCTATCAAGTTGCATTAGAAAACTCTAACAGCGCAGAGGATATACTCCTCTATTAATAGCTTAACACGGTCAAGTTTTCAGTTGCTGCAACTATTATTCAACACGAACAAGATTCTCTTTAAAGATCTCATCCCAATCAACACGTTTGATTTGTTTCAATTGATCTAAACGTACAAACTTTTCACCAGCCATGGAAGTTTGTAAATCCTTAATATCACGTGCAGTCTTCAGCCCAACGCCAGGTAGATGATCTGCAATCTGCCGAGCGGTTGCTGTGTTGATATTAATCCGGGTATCAATCGGAAATGTTTCTTTATTGGTTGGAGTTGGAGGATTAACGCCTTCATCCTGCAGCTTCCTGGTCAGGCGTTCTTTGGTTATATCCTTCTCGTTTGTTGCGTTAATATGCGGAATTAAATCTTCCCGCTCAATATAAAGAACTTCGTCTTGTGAATCAATGCACATCATGATTCCATCACCGTGGTGAGAAATCATTTCAACGAGTTGGCCAGTTGGTTTGTATTGGTAGAGCATTTAAAAAAAGGCAACTACCAATACAATACCAACCTTAACTCAGCTAATCAATGATCAGCTATCAGTACCGCCAATCTGAGAAGCAAAATCAATGAACTCATTGATGTCTTCCCAAACAACAGACTTAGCGGGACGCAGGTAGTTCACGCGGCACAGGATGTAGCCAGCGCGACCGGCATCTTTGTCAGTCTGGCTGATGAACACACCGTCGCCATCCACAGTAGTGGAGGTAACGCCGTTCACGTTAAACACCTTGAAGGTAGTATCTGCAGTGACCTTGTAGAACATCGAGTTGGCAGCATCAGCAGCCACGATGCCAGCAGTAGTCACACTGGTCCAGAAGGGCAGATCACCAACGGTGGTGTCGCTCAGACCCTGAGCAAACAGGGAGCTGGTAGCCGAAACAATCGAGCTAGCAGCAGCCAGACCGTTTGCTTGAGTTGCAGGAACACCAAAAGGAGCACCAGCATTGTTAGGACCCAGCAGCAGACCTTCGCCAGTGGTACCGCCAATAGCAGCAGTCACAGGGGAGGCAGGGAAGCTGGGCTCACCACCGGCAGGAATATCTTGGCCAATCGCAATCGAAGCGCCATAGATATAAGCAGGACGGTCAGCGCTAGCCTGCACAACAAGGGAAGTGCGGTTGTCGCGGACCCGATCATCAGGACGACGATCAGGAGAAGGAACAGTGATATCAAAGCTCTTGTAGTTAGCTTTGTCTGCGGCAAGGTTATCAATCTTGACGTAGCCAATCAGCTCAAAAGCTTCGACGCCAGGCCAGCCAAAAACACCTTCGGTGTTATAGGAGGAAAGGCGGTTGATTTGGTTACCGGGATACAGAATAGAGCCCGCTTCTTCTTTGTAAAAAGCCATTGTTAATTACCTCCTTCCTCAAACGATGGTGAAAGCAGTGGTAACAAAGTCCTTGTTCAGGTTGGCAAAGCCAGCGTACAGCTGCCAAATCAGAATGATAAAGCGGCTGAAGTCATCATTGTTATTGATGAGGACCTGAGCATTAGGACCACCAATGCCAACACCCACTGCCTGAGGACCGAAGAACAGAGCAGGAGGAGTGTCGTGGGAAACAGCGCCAGCACCGTCGCCAATGTCAACGGTAATGGTCTTAGACGGGAAGTTGGTGGACTCGAAGAACCGCACACCTTCAAACACAAAGCCAGAAGGCATGGTCGGCTCACCGCCAACAAACTGGGCTTGACCGTACTGACCACCGCCATAGATGGCAGCGTTGGGGTTCATGCCGCTCATCAGTGGGTTGCCAGGGGCAAAACCAGGATAACGAGCAACCTCACGGAAGCCTTGATCAGCACGCAGATCCTTCATGAAGGAGGGATCAGCGATACAACGGTAGTAGCCGTCAGCAAAGACAGGAACGTTACGCTTACGCAGGCTCTTCACCACGTTAAGAAGGTCGTTCTTAACATTGAACTGATAACGCTCAGAAGCGTACTCAGTAGCGGTGTAAGCAGTCAGCGTGGTGGCGCCGGTCTTAGCTTTGTTGTTGGGGTAGTAGTAGCCACCCTGGGAATCAGAAGACTGACCACGGGACTCGGACTTGAACATCTCGTCCAAGAACACACGGTCGCGCCAACGACGATAGTCGTCGAGCAGAGTCAGCGAACCGATGGACTGGTGGAACATGTTAAGGTTCCCGGTGTCCAGCAGCAGACGCTGAGCAGTCATCAGGGTTTCACGAGCAATCTTGAAGGTGCTCGGGAGGTTTGCATTATTCGGGTCAGCAGGACCGGTGTACTCACGCAGAGACACCAGCACTTTGTCCTTGACGATGGACCGGCTGTTTGCAGTACCGATGGTTTGATCCTGGGTACGCTCACGGTTGGTTTTGGTGCCAGGGTTACCCCAGAAGCGGTAACGATCTAACTGGACAGTCTGACCGGGTTGTTTAGTAAAGTCGTGGACAACAACTGGCTCGCAGGCCATCTCCACGATATAAGCCGGATGGGGACGGTAAAGTTCCGCGCCCAACAGCTTAGGAAAATCGTTATCAATAAACATGTTGGTTCTTCAGCGTAGGTTTAGCTGATACCGGAGATCGAGAAGATCCCTACATAATGACAGAAGCCATTAAAAGATCTGGGAACTTCCGTCCCATTGATAAAATTATAGCAAAACTTATCTATTAAGGTTATTAATTTTACTAGATGGTATCGACAAACGATCTCAGAAAGCGTCCTGCAGCAAGTCCGCCGAGTGCAGTAACAGCTGGAGCTGCAACGTAGGATGCAACTTGATATAACCCAGGTGCAGAAGAAACTGGATAGCCTGCTTGATTCAAAAGTTTAGTTCCACGGCGACTTGCTTCTGCTTCTGCTGCAATACGCCCACTATTGTTTAAGTAGTTAATGCCAAGAGCAAGAGAAGTTGCACGACGAGCAGAAGGAACCAAGGCCCCAACACCGACCGTAGCAAGCCCAACAACATTTGGATTTAAACCTGAATACGCTTTTTCTTGTGCAAAACGGAAGATATCATTTCCTTTGCCAATAGATTGATGACCAAGTTCATGGCCAAGCGTAAACTTACTGGCAGAAGGATAGTTTAAAGAAATGTTATCTCCCTGTGAATAACTTACGCCAGAAGGTAACATGTTTGCTGTTACATTCGGTGCAGGTTGTCCAGTTGTTTTTGTATATTGATTTAAAATATTTTCACCGGCAGGATATGTAAAAGCACTTCCGGTTTCTTGATAACCTTTTTTACGATACTTATCAGCAGCAGAACGGCCTAAAGCATAAGCTCCAACGGCACCTGCTGTTGCCGCTGCTCCTTGTAAGAAGTTATTAACTGCAGGATTCACAGTTCTCAAAAAGGAATACCTGGACGATTAACACCGCTATACGGAATACTCGGAACTGGTCCCATCCGTTCAAAAGGGTTTACCTCTTGCGGTTGCATTGTAATTACTTCACTAGTAATCTCTGGCCTAATGAAATTAGCAAGAAATTGTTTTGACTTAGTTTTTTGATCCATTGTTTGTCAACTTCACATCATTTGTTGGTTGTTAACGGGATTACCTCCCATTGCAGTTAAAATTGCATTTGGCGCATAACGTTGAGCAACTTGTGCTTGTTTCATATTGCCGACGTTGCCAATATTCATTTGGCCGAGAGGTGAACCAAAACCATTTAAACTGATATAACCTGTCTGCAAATCATTTGGCATTGGTGTAGAACCAATAGTACCCACATCTTGACGACGTGCCATTGGATCTTGGGCGTAATAATTAGCAAGGGCATTCATGCCAGCAGTTGCTCCCATGCCTCCAACAAAAGCACCACCTAAACCAGCAGCAGCTCCTGCATAACCAAGAATACGCGAACCAGTTAAATTACTATAACTAGGTAAGGTATTTGCTTTAAATGCTGCAGTTTTAGCAGCACCAGATTGAATTGCTCTGCCTGCAGCTTTCATCCCCATGTTTTCTAATCCGGTAGCAAGGGGAGTTGCGGCTGCAGTAATACCACGAGAAACTGACCCGCCTAATTGACTAGCGCCACCTTGGATACCTTGTGGGACAACTCCAGCTGCTGCATCAATAAAGGTTTTAACTTTAGCACCAACGTTGGACATATTAAGTACAAATAAAAAAGGGGCAGTACTCACTACCCCTTATTCTACATTTAATTGTTTTTAATAATCAATCCATCACCAATAGCTTCTCACGGAAGACGTTCGGATTGCGCTGTGCTGCGGAAAGATAACGCCAGGCATTAGCTGGGTCACGTTCTGCAACGCTACCAAAGTTATTCCAGAAGCTCTGGCCATCAACGGTATTCTCTGGATGGGGAGGAACCGGGAGAGAAGGACGCTCTAAATAGTTGCTGTTGTCGTAAGCAGCTTCATAGGTGGTGTCATAACCACCGTCGTAGTAGTTGCTGTCATAGTTACCATCATAGTAATTAGGATCGTAACCAGAGTTGTAGCTATTTTCATAACCGTAGTCATAACTATAGTCATAATCACTGTTATAAAAATCTGGATTATTAGAGTTGTAATAATCGTCGTAGTAATAAGTACCGTCTAGATCGTAATAGCCAGTTGGATCATAGTAATAGCCCTCATTGTCATAGAAACCACCGTCATCAGTTTCTTGCTGAACTGGATAAGGACCATTAGGACCAAAGAACTCACAGGTATAGTCAGCCAGAATATCTGGATCTGTGAGGATTGCTTCATAAGCACGGTGCTCTTGAGCAAGCTCTTGAAGCAAACCAACAGATTCCTCCAGCTGAGAATAACGAGTCAGCAGTGCATCTTCTAAATTGCAAGAATATTCGTTAAGAACAGCAGGTGCATCAGCACCGAAGTAATCAATAACTTCAAGACTTGCTGGACTTACTCCGTTTGCCAGTAGTTGTTGTGTTGTTATTTCCTGTGATGTTGGGGAATAACTGGGCGAGTAACCCGGGCTGGACGGATAAATCGGGGCTGCCGAATTGCTGCTGTACCCCGCGCTCTGTTGGGAACTGAAGCTGGCCGGGTCGATTCCTGACATCCCGGCGGACTGTTGACCCTGGAACGGGAAGGGGACTGGTGAACTCAGGAGTGACACCACCCTGTTGAACGCCTCCTTGTACGGGTTCTCCGCTGAAGGTTGGGCTTGCGGGTACGACTGGATAGGGGCGTAATTGGCTTGTGCTATCGGCGTCTGTGCCGCTGGTGCTGCCGGAGCTGTCGGTGACACCCATTGATTGGTCGTTGCCACCGCTGTTGTCGGAGCTGCCGCGTAGCTGGTCGGCGGGGTCGAATACTGTTGGGGTACCGATTGGATCGGCGCTGCGGTATCGGCCTGCATAAGTTACCTCTTTCTGTAAACTTTCGAGTGTTCTGTAAAGGAATGGCGTCAAATCAAGACGCGGATCAGCTGCCAACGGAAGATCTGGGCGCTGAGGATGCGGTGTCCGCATTTCTTGATTAATGAGATCAAGGAATGCAGAGTACGCTCTTTGTACTTGACCAACCATCCGGAACGGATAACCAGATAACATTTCTGCCACCTCATCATCAGTTTTAGATGGGAACAAGTACTTGAGTGCCTCAATACTATCAACACCCAATTCTTGTAAGTTACGAGTGAAGATAGATTGATTAACTTTATCTTGTGGAGTGTCTTCATAGACAGGACCCATCCAGCGCCACAAGACGGTTCGATCTCCATCAGGAGCTAAACCAATGACACCAGGGGGGATCTCTTTGGATTCAAATGCTGCTGTTAAAGCTTTATCTAATCCTTTTTCATACTTTTGTTTTGCTTTCTCATGAGCAGTTAACTGTTCTTCTGTTGGGTTTTCAGGAAGAACTGGATACTTCAAACCAGAAGCAACTGCCAATGATTTACGGAAGAGTTGTTCTTCCTGGTAAATCATTAATTCAAAACAACGGCAAATGCCATAGGTATATAACTGTAGGCATTTCTTTTTAGCTGTGGCACTAACACGGCCATATGCAGATTTAATTTCAGTTGCAGTTACATTAGTAATAGAGAGGTCATCAATACCACCAAGGGCAAGACGGATCTCAGAACGTAACTGCTCCACATAACGAGCTTGGTCTACGCTAATTGCATTTGGTGTAATAAAACCAACACGATCTGTTGGTTCTAGGTTTGCAATAACTCGTGGTACGCGCAACCCTCCCCCAGGTAAACCGATGTAACCAGAAGGCTGACGATCTACTGGATCTTGTTTGTAAGTAGAAGAAGACAGTGAGAACTCAGATTGGAAACCAGACTGGCTTGAAATACTAGGACGTTGAACTACACCGTCACGAGATGTTTCTACAATGTCACTCTTGGGACGAGAGGACAGCAGTGTTGGGTTACCAAAGAAGGAAAGGTTTGCTCGGATGTTTTTAACCATCTCATCATGAGCAATGATTTGATTGGATAACCACTCAAATTCACCACTACCTTCTGTACCAAATGCATCAGGGTTATTTAAAACCTCAACGCAAGGAATAAAACCTAAAGTATTTTCAACAACCTTATCATTAAAAGTAAGGCCGCTGTCCATAGAATCAAACGTTAATTCCGTTTCACTATGGAGTTCTTCAATTTCAGTTGGTGTAATCCGTAAACGCATGTAGCGTTTATCTGTCATTAAGCCAACGCCAGCAAATCCACGATTGGATTTAACTTTGTAAGCATAGATAATAATGACTTCTTCTAAATCACCATCTGGTGAATAATAAGTTCGATAAGCATCTTTATCAAACCAATACAAACGATATGTTTTCTTAGTGGGCCGCATATAAAATAGGCCCTTGCCATAGGCTAAGAAACGATCCCAAATTGAATCCAGGCGTGCATCAAGTTTATTGAACTTGATAACTTGCTGAATAAAATCAAAACGCTGGGTACCAAAGTTATCTTGGTTTGGATAAAACTCAACACCCTGCCGGATCCCAAACATTTTCATTTGGGATAAGTGGGCATTCATGAGCATGGTGTCTGCTGACCCCGTGGCTTCACGGTTGACAACAGCCTTGAGCATTCCCTCTAACATGGATTGGCTCGATGTGCTCATAATAAAGATCCGTGGTTAATCAGTTGTCTTCAATCTCGTAGCCACCTTGGAGACGCTTTAAAGTAATTACGTCATCCTCTACTTCGATATCAAACTCAGTACCTGGTTGGAGAGCCATATCGTGACACAGCTCATCAGGTAAAGGAATGATAGCTGAACCGTAAGCATCTTGCTCCAGCTCAACAGTGAAATAACTTGTGCTCATGTGGACTTAGTATCAGTTTAATTCCGACAATACTCTAACTTTAATATTCCAACTCCAGCCTACCCCTGGACATCAATCCGTTGCACAACCAAACAAGAGCATCAACACAGTCATCATGAGAGCTGACGCCAAAGTTGATGATCTCATCTTGCATTGCTTGGAACTTCCTGAACTTGTTAAAGAAAATTTTGTGTTGTTCAAACAAGCCCATAATGCCACGGAAACGTGCAAGCTTGTCACCACGGAATCCTTTCACCGGATGCCAGAGCAAGTTGTAAAGACCGTGCTCAACCTGACAGATGCGTTTAAAGTCTGCCTCCAGAGAAGCTTGATACGCTACTGCTTCTGACCAAATATCTACAGTTGAACCAGTAGGAAAATATTTGTCACCATCTTTATAAACAATTCCCCATTCAAACATCATTTCCATGATTGCTTCTAGCTTTTCCAGATTACCCATAATCCGGATACGCTTGCAATCAATGATATAAATCTTGTCGCCTACTCTCCCGCCAAGTACAAAAACGCTGTAATCGTTACGCTCACGTACACCAGCAGAAAGATCGACTCCAACACCTAACGTATCAAACTCTGTAGGAATTTTACTTTTAATAATCAGATCCGGTGAAATTGAAAGTTCACTGGTTTGAACAATCTGATTCTGATATTGAAAACTAAAGCTAATAGGCGCTTGTCGTTTTCTTTCATTTAGATATTCTAGCGACCACATCTCTGGCCAGTAGGAATGTTCATCTCCTTGTTCATCAAGAGTAATTGCAGATTGAACAATCTGTACCCAATCATTTGTTGGCGTAAAAGTTGTGTTATGAATATCGTCATGACGGAACCTAGTCCCTAGGCAAACAGCACGACCACCTTCAAACATGGTAGGAACAATAACTGAGTTCCAGTTATCTTCCATGGCAGCGCGAATATCTCTGTTCTTAATATCGTCAGCAGATTTGATAGCGTCATCAATAATACAAAGATGCGAACGTTTCGAAGTCACAGCACCTTTCAAACCTGCACAACATACAGTGAATTCTTCTTCACCAGTAGACTTAATTCCTGCAAACTTCCAATCAATACTCCAGTATTCATTAGAGTTAATTCCCTTGGCAATCTTTACCATTGGAAAGATTTCTTTATAAACTTTACTCTCTTCAATGATTCTTTTAATGGCTGCACTTTTAGGACGTGCAACATCAACTGTATAAGAAATATAAAGAATCTTGAGTGGTTTTTTATTTAAAGCATGGATACCAATAGCCCACGCAGTAAACAAACCAAGAACTGTAGATTTTGCTGAGCCCCGTGGTGCAAGGATGTCAATGTTGGGGCCAGCAATTCCGAGTAAACATTCGCTGTCCTCACCAGTGCAGAGATAACGGTGCCACTCCTTGTGGTGACTAGCTGGTGGTTTGTCACCAACTACATCACAGAAATAAGCAAAGTCTGTACGTGCTTTGTCAATATCAATATCAGTTGTTTTCTTAACAACCTGTTGCTTAGCACCAGCACGTGCTGTGCGTCTATAAACTGCGTAGAGAGATGTGTTAGCCATCTCCCTACCCTAACTCCCTAAACTCAGGATTCTTCTGACAAAATTTTGGTCCAGACTGCCATTACAGCATCCTGCAGTGGGCCTTCAATTGGATCATCCTTGAAGATCAAAACAATCTCTCTAAGTGCACGGTCTGCGCCAGCAAGAATTAAACCTTGCTTGTCGCCAACGTACCGTTCATCTTGGATTTGTTTAATGGCGCCACGCAGTTCTTTTTGAAGCATGGCAATACGTGCTGTGCCATTATCCTGCTTAACCATACCAAGATCAATGGCTTGACGCAGCTTCTCCACGTCTTCTCGCATACTGTCAATTTCCATCTCCAGGATTAACTGGAGATTGCGTTTCTTGAACGTTGCCTGTTGCCACTCATCACATTCAACAATAGTACCTGCATACCCGAGGAACCGGGCATACAGGTACATTTGAATTGGAGAGGAATGTTTTTTACAGAATGTAAGAAAGGCTTCTTTCTCGTTGGGGCTTAGAGTCTCTAGCCAAGAAATCATGCTTTGAAAGCCCTGAGTGCGTCTAACTGATCCTTTGCTTCTTTGAAGCGACGGAACAACTCAGATTGTAGATCAGTTTTCCGAGTTTCTTCTCCGGTCAAACCAATCTGACGCTCTAAGCTTTCAGACCGCACTCGTTCGGTTTCAATAGAACCCCGAGCCTGTTCTGTTGCAGCAAACTTAGTTGCTTCTGCCTGCTGCTGAGATGCAAACTTAGTGGCGCCAGCCTGTTCAGAAGCTGCAAACTTTGTTGCATCTGCCTGGGCTTGAACACCCTGCAGGTTTAAACCAGCAACACCAAGGGTTGTTTGATTTTCGGCATTAGCAAGATTAAGTTCCTGTGCCTGATTGCTGTTATTAATTTCTCGAATAAAGCCTTGCTGCTGTTGAGAAATTGCTAGATCAAGTATGGAAGAAAAATCAGGAACAGCAGTTAAATCAATGTCTCCGGGGAGATTTAAAGTTTTAGTAACAAAACTATTTAACTGTGCTTGAGCTGCATCACGTGCTGCATCAGTAGCTGGCCCTGCATCAGCAGGTGGTTGTGTTTGTTGTTGTCTGTTTCGATTTCTATTGTTTTGTTTTTTATTTCCTTGTTTTTTATTCCCTTGTTTTTGTCCTTGTCCGCCTTGATTCCTGGGCGCCTGAGTAGCTGGAGGTGGTAACGGGGTAGCAGCAGACTGTGGTGGATTAGGTGGTGGAGTATTCCGACGACCTTGATTGTTATTGCCTTGTTTTTTACCGCCTTGCTTTTTACCACCCTGGTTTTTGTTACCTTGCTTTTTACCACCTTGGTTTTTGGGGCCTTGATTCCTGTTATCTTGTGCCATGGTGAATTAAATACTGATGTTTACACCTGCTGCTGCCGCTTGCCGTAACTGAGCTAACGCATTCAAACGATTAGTAATAGCATCGCTTGCTGTTGCTAACTGGCCTTGACGGGCAACATCACGTGCAACTTGTCTTGTAGGGGATTGGATATCTGCATTCAAGCCTAGCTGATAATCAAGATTACGCAAGTCCTTGACAAACGGTAAAGAAGCAGCAGAAAATGCTACACCAGATCCAAGGCCAAGTAATTGATCTTTGAAATTAGAAAGGAAAGTTTTCTTTTCTAATTCATTGATAATGTTTTTTAAACCTTCTTGACTAAGATTTCCACCAGCAACTTCATAGCTTGGTGTACTAGGAAATTGAAGGTTATCAGCAGTTACTTCAAACGGATTATTTGGTAAGCTATCTGCTACTTTCTTAGTATCGCGTTTGCCAGTTGCTGTATCTAATCCAAACTGGGGATTTAAAAAAGCAGCGTTATTACTAGAATTCCAGTAACTAGTTGGCGTGAAATAAGGATACGGATTGGCTCCAGGATTAGCCATTGTTTAACTCCTTAATCAGAAGTAACGATACTGGGTTGCACCAGCTTGCCCAATATTATTCAAGAAACCTTCTGCCATACGCTGTGCACCTAACTGACCTTGCTGACGCATAGCAGCATCGGTTGCAAGAGCAGTCTGCAGTTGAGCAGCAGCTGCACTACGGCGTAAATCAAATTCTTTAGAACGCTGTTGATATGCTTCTTGATAAGGAGCATAACGCAGTGCATTAGCTAAGCTTTGTTGATACTGACGATTTTCAAAATCTAACTGTTGACGAATAGAACCAGTTGGATCGTTATAACCAAGAGCACCTGGAGGACCAAACTGACTGAGATCACCAGCAACCCCATAACTTGGTACATCTGGTAACTGAGGCATCCCAGTACCGGTAATCTGTTGACCCACACCTAAAGCACCAGTAGCAGCGCGAGCACCCTGTCCAGCAATAGAAGAAATTGGTTGAGCAGCAGCGCTTGCAATACGACCAATAGCAGGAGCAGCAATACCACCAGCAAGAGCAGCGCCACCTAAAGCACCTAGTTGCAATGCTCTCCCAACAGGCATTGTAGATCCTGCTGCTGATGCAATTCCAGGAGCTGCGCTTACCAGTTGACCAGCACCTTTTGCTAAACCAGGTTTTGCAAAACGGCCACCTACGTAACCAAGAGTTGCACCTGTAGCAGCTTCTCCTAGGTTACCTTTCATGAGGCCAGGGATGCCACCAACCGCAGCAGAGATATAGGGCAGACCCTGCATAGCCATACGGCCAACATTAAGCAAAGCAGGTAACATAAACGTACTCTTTCTTATGTATTTATTTTAAAAGCAATGATCTTAAGGAAAAGATTCTTAGCCAAAAATACTATCAATACCTTTACCAACTAATGCACCAATAGGAGCACCGAGAGGACCAAAAACTCCTGCGGCAGTGCCAAGTGCTCCTGCTGCACCGCCAATGCTACCAAATAATCCACTACCACCACTTGGTTGTTGTGTTCCTACCGGAATCTTTTTGGGTGGTGGTGTAACTAAATAAGTACTCCGACCAATTTGCTGTATATCTGTTCCAGGTGTAGCACCCATTTTAGAAGAACGTGTACTTCCTTGTTGCTTGTAAGTATTTGCTTTATCTAAAGCTTCAAAAATTTTACCTAAAGAACCAATAGCATTTGAAGCGCTACTACCTGATCCTCCATCTGATCCTCCATAACTTTGATCGGTAATGGGCCTAGCATCTAGACTAAAAACGGAAGAATATTTACTGGGATCAAATTGACTGGAATCAAAAAAGTCTAAGTCTGTCTCAGTATCAAAAACTTGTGGATTGAATTTATCAAATGTAAACTCCATTTTTTAAACTCCGTAAGAAGACAACTGTTCCCAGCTGGAAACTGGCTGGCCAATTTGCTGACGAGCTGCCTCTAGAGAACCGTACTTATTTCTTAAATATTCTACTGGTTGTTCTTTCTTTAGCCGTTCATCGGCTTGCTGACGGAAGAAACCTTGTGATGCTTTCTTTGCTAGATAACCAGCACCAAGACCAGCTGCAATTAACCCAGCAGATGTTGCTAAAGAAGGAGTGTTAATGACTTCTGGTTTACGTAACTGCTTTGCAATATCTTTTAGATCATCAGCTGCTCTTTCAGTAACTTTGCCAAGCTTGACACCAGCACGAGCAACAGCTGCCTCTTGGCCAATCTCCTGTGCAGCTCGTTGCATAACAGGTGTTGTGCCAAGAGTTACGTTGGCATTCCTCATTGATTCTGGTAGTGCTTTGTAGAGTGCACCTGTTGTACCAATAGCAGCGGCAGTACCAATAGCAGAAGAGGCTGTAACAGGGAAACCAAAGTATGCAACTTCTGGTTCATTCAAACCACGTGCAGTTCCTTTGATAATACCAAGTGGTCCAACAAAAGATTGAGACTGAGGATCAATCTTTCCAAAACCATCTGGCTTTAAATACTTATAACGTAAGTAGTTTTGATAAGTAGGATAAGCAACATCTGGACGCTCTTCTTTAAATGTTTGATAAGGAAGAGGATCACCACGACGACCAGTAAAATACCGAAGTACAGACTCAGCTGCAGGATTGGCCGACGTTCGCCCCGTCGGATCCTGTTCTTTAGAAACTGGTAAAATACTTTTGTAGCCAGCTGGACGGCTACCTGTTAATGGGTTACCAACAGCACCAGCAAAAGCAGCAACAGCAAATGGAGTACTACGTCCAAGAAGATCTGTTGTAACCGGATCAAGTCCCATCTTCTCACCAGCGTAACGACCAACGTTCCTGCTAACAGCAAGCGTATGGTTTAAAAACCAATAGGCACCACGACTTGCATCCGTTAAAACATCAAGTGTTCCAGTTGCTGCAGCAAGCGGAAGGTTACCTTGTTTTGCATAACCAACAGCTTCTTTGATACCACCATAAACAGCACGTGGACCAGAAGCACCACGGCCAATATTTAAACCTTCTTGTAAGTAGGTACCAAATTCTGAACCAAAACTTTGTAAAGCTTTAGCACTATTAGAAAGATAATTATTGATTCCTGCAAACCTAGACATGATTAAAAGTAATTTGCTGTTGGAACATTCACCATCTGGTTTGCAATTGCAAACGGATCAGGATTAGTTTGAGAAACGTGATGAATGTAACTAGGGAACTTATAGTTCCGTGCATAGATTAATTCTAATTGACGACGATGTGCTACTTCTGCAGGATCCATCATTCCAACTGGTAAACCAGTTTGTCCCAGCTGCGGTGCAACTGCAGCACCTGCCATATCCGCTTGTATACCAGTTTGCATATTTTGACCGCCGTTAAAACCTTCTGGAAAAACGGTTCGAGTTACAGCAGTACTAATTGGTTCAACAAAAGCTGCTTGACCAAGGGTACCTAAACCAAGCTTACCGGCACTTGCAGCAAGACCTGCTGCACCAGTTGCAACAGCAGAAGGAATGCCAAGACCTGCTAAGCGCTCTGTTGCCCGGTTCTCCAATGTTGAAATACCTGGGAACATCTTTTTGGCGCCAGCAACAACACCGCGTTCAACAGGTCCACCTAAAGCACCAATTGAAACAGAACGCAAAATGCTCTCAGGTAGAGGGCGACCTTCTTGACCAAGTGCAAGAGGAAGACCTTGTTCTAAAGCAAGGTTTAACGCTGCACCTTTTGCAGCTTCTGTTGCAAATTGTTTAGCACCAGCTGGAGCAATGATTGGCAGTAACCTTTGGCCTGCCATGCGCAATACGTTTGCAATCATGATACTTTAGTTCCTGTAGAACCAGGGTATTCTTCTACTCCTTGAGCAGCTTGTCTAACAATATCTGAAATGGCTCCTGGATAAACAGGTTCTTCTACAACAGAACTACGTCTGTAGGAGGAAAGAAATCTAGTTAAGGGATCTGTTCCGCTATAAGCAAAAGGATCTTTACCTGTGTTAGGAATAATTTCAGCACTATATGGATCAACCATTAAATCAAGTGCTGGATCAAAACTCCGATAATCTTGTAACTTCTTAGGGTTAGTATCACGCAAGTTTGAAAGCCAGCGATTTAAAAACTCTTTGCCGCCAGACATTTGCTGGTCAGCAAATTGACCCAAAGAATCACCCGGTTCTTTTGAATCAGCTGGTACTCGTGAAAGGTAAGGGAGTTTTGTATTTGCCACAATTAACCTTTAGCAGAACGCTTCTTTTTCTTACGCATACCTGCAAGTGTCTTTGCAAGTTGTGCACGTTTTACTGTCTTATCAGAATAATCATCTGGATTAGACATTACTTCATTAGCAAATTCAGCAGTAGACATGCCTGCTTTATCTGCTTGAGAAGAAAAGGCGCCAGGTTTTTTAATGGCGCCTTGAATCCAGTTACTCTTTTTCTTCATCACTTAAGAAGTTGTTTAACTGCTTCTAAAGTATCTGCTTTGCTTGCAGTACCTGTAACAACATTGCTAAGCAAATCAGCAGCAATTAACGCCTTAGGACGTTCTGCCAGTGCTTCATACTTCTTTACCTTATCTGCTGCAACCTGTGGTAACCAACGCTTGCTAACTTCAAACGTCAGTTCTTTTAATTCAGCAGCATCCAAGTGACCATCAGCAACAGCTTGAATAGCTAACTCAATAGCAAATTCAACATCGGATCCACTCCAGCGTGGGAGGTTACGCTCAAGCAACGGATCAAGCACGTCATAAACACGAGAAAAAATAGGACCGTGTTTAATCAGGTTGCGTGCAGAAATCAAACGCGATAACCAAGTGGCGCCAGCAGTAACACCAGCGCCAATCAGTAAAGCAATGATTGGTTCTAGGGTTGTCATAATTACTCCCTAATAAGTTTTATTCTAAATGTCACAACTCACCACGCAATGCTTTACGAACTAACTCATCACGTTGGCGCATCATTTCAATTTGCTGTGCACGCTCACTACCTTCTGCGGCACGCTGATAGTTAGAGAATCGAGTACCCATTGCAGGATCAAGACCACTCTCACTAATGGCTCGGCCCTGACGGACACTTGCTGGAATGGTGGCGCCAGGAGTTACGCTACTCCGTACACGGCGACCGCTTTGACGAGCTGCTTCAATTTGGCGACGCATGTCGGCAGCAGCCTGACCACCCATTGCTTGTGTGGTGTAGGCAAGACCACTGGTTGGATCAATACGCTCTGGTGTTGCAGCAGCAATCTGGCTTAGTGCAGCAGGATCAAAAGAACGTGGATCAATTACATCTGCACTAACGCCTTTGAAAGTACGGCCCTCACGTCCCATAATTCGTTGAGGCTCAACAGCGGTTCCCCGCATTGGTGCAACAGCCTTCATTGGCAGCCCAGATTGCTGAAACTGACTTTCAGTTAAAACATCGCCAGTTTGAAGATTTCGGTACAAGTAAGGAGTTGCATCGATGGCGCTGCCTTGTGGAGTTGCAAAACCTTCTGCCGCCAGTGCTTCCCGGCGACGGCCAACACCACCAACTTCAGGACGACCGGCACCACCACCAGCACGCATCTGGTAGTACTGGCTCGTTGGGATTCCTTCTACTTCAGGAACAATCCTGGAGCCAACGACTTCACCAGAAGTTTGATTAATGACAGGTACTTCACGAATACCTTGCGTTACTTCAGGACGTAATTTATAGAGAAGTTGATTAGCTTCTGCATCAGCAAGACTGGCTTGTGCAATCTTGACAGCTTCTGCAGTTTCACCCAGTAACTTCTTAGTACGTGGATCTAAACTTTGCAGTTCTGCTTGTGATGGTTGGTAAGTAGAAGGAACACCAAGTTGCTCTAATGCACGAGCTTTCATCTTGCTCTGCATATTGAGCGCACCTTGCAACGATTCACTGCGTCCTTGCGTTACAGGGATACCAGTCGTTGGATTAACAGTCTGGCCAAATGCTTCATACAGCGAACCAGTTGGAACACTCTCACCAGAAGGTAGGGTGACACGGATCGGTAAACCAGGTGCTTCTGCATATGCAGAACGGATCACACCAGGATCACCGGTTGCTTGGAAAATATTCTCAGCTTGCTTTTGTACCGTGGCAACACGTGGATCATTTGAGAAGCTACGTTGCACGCCAGAAAGAGAACCTTCTGGAATAGGACGTTGCCTACCAAGTAAACCTGCTAGAGCACCGGATTCAACAGCACCTTCTCCTAATCCCCCTTGAGATAGCGGAATGATGTTTTGAGATTTACCACCAAACATTCCAGCAGTCGGAATCTGGGTCGATGGATTTAAACCTGCTACAGAAGGTGCGTTTGTAATTGGACCATAACCAATCTTTTGTGCAAATTGAGAAACACGAGATTGAATATCAGGATCTAAACCAGCTGCTGTTGTTTGCCCGCCAATAACACTTTGTTGTGCCGGGGCAGACATGGTTTGTGCCCCACTACCAAGAGCAGATTCACTCCATGGGTCTGGAATACGTGACTTCAGTGTTTGTTGTACACGAACTTCTGCAGGAATAACGTTTTGACCGCGAACAATACCTGGAGCAGCGTCATCCAGTGTAGAAATACCACCTTCTGCTACAGCAAGAACGTTTTCTGCACCCTCACGTGTAACAAAAGAGGGATCAACAGCTTCTTGTGCTAAACCAAGAGCAGATTTAACACCAGATTTAGCGCGTTTACCTAGATCACGCACCATTCCACCGATGCGACCAACGCCAAGGTCACGGCCCGTGAGTTTTTGTGCACCATAAATGCCAGCAGCTGCAGCACCTACCCCTAACGCCCCTAAGGCTGCCTTTTCAAGGAGAGATTTTGGCTGTTCAGTTCCACCAAAACCTGTTTCATAGGCGTCATCAGCGTGGTGTTGGCTGTAATGCTGGCCAGTCAAGCTGTTATTGAGCTGTCCAGCGACCTTTGGAATGTTGTTATCGGGTGTAATTGGCGATTGAAGTAAGGTATTTTCGCCAAAATGGCGGATAGAAATGGGTTGATCGTAAACAGTATCGGCTTGAAAGCCCTGTACTTCATCAAAACCCTTGAATTTACCAAATCCCCGGTTGAAATCATACACTTCAGGGGCTAACCGGGCCTTTTCCTGTGGAGTTGTAGGGTATGGATTGCCAGTTGCCTGCGCCCAAAGCGCATAATCCTGCGGAGATACAGGCATTTTTATAAATTTATCTAGATATAACTGATTTTAGGTGCAATCAATACAGTATTTACGCCAGGAGTGATCCCCTAACCGGCTTAAAAAGCTGGCTTTTGGGGTGGTAATCGCTGGAGACATCAAGCTAGCTGTGCTAGCAGAAGCGTGACGAAAGAAAAAAAAGAAACCTGTGATAATGTTCGCTCCCTTCGGTCGCTAAGTGTGGAGTTTGATGCTCCCTACGGTCGCAAAGTGTGAGAGTAAGAGAAAGATTCTGTATGAAATGTTGTATTAAATATTGTATTTTATGCGAAGGATGAGCGCTCCCTCCGGTCGCTATAAACCGGTGGACAGTTACAACATCGTACACTCTAACTGTCGAACAGTTTACAGTCTCTTTTTACCTTTTTTTACTCACTCATCCCCGCTTTCTCACCCTATTTCCCCTAGATCCACTGCGCCGCAACGCTTCTCAACCTCATTTCGACCAGGAGTTTTGTGCGGTTTTGGGGCTGCGAAAATTTCCAAATGTGGAAAACTTGACGGGTTTTCCAAACTTATTGAATTGAATACTCTTTTAATAGGGATTTCAGCTGCAGCAAGTACCGCTTCCTTCGGTCGCTTTTCTGCTTAATCCTGAAGAGAAAGTTCTTTTAATTTTTGCCTCCAGTGGAGTTGGGCACCACACAGTTGGATTAAACCATGTCGGTTTATGTCGTGATGCTTGGTGATCTGTATCAGGATCACTTTATTGGTGTGTTTAACACCAGGTTAGCAGCTGAACGTTATGTTCAGATGCAAGATTCAGAAGAAGGAGAACAGTTCTTTATAACAGAATCTCTTGTCCAAAGCTGATCCGTTAAAGCGGGAGAGGAGGTGCAATCCCTCCTCCAG